ATGGTAACTCTTTCCTGGGCACTTATGCGGGCCAAGCCAATACCACGGGGAATTATAACTCTTTCCTGGGCTATCGAGCGGGCTACTTAAACACCACGGGGGCGAATAACTCTTTCCTGGGCTATCAGGCGGGCTACTCCAATACCACGGGGGCTCAGAACTCTTTCCTGGGCAGAAATGCGGGCTACTCCAACACCACGGGGGCTCAGAACTCTTTCCTTGGTTACAGGGCTGGATACTCCAACGACACGGGTGATAATAATCTTCTTCTAGGCTGGCAAGCCGGTGATTCAATTACTTCGGGTTCCGATAATATAATAATCGGCTATGATGAAGATACTCCATCGGCAACGACTTCAAATCATTTGAATATAGGTGGTGTTATCTTCGGAGATTTATCAACAGGTAAAATTGGTATAGGTTCAACTACGCCAACCGGATATTTCACTATTCAAACTCCGGCGGGTGGAGATAGTGTAAATGATTATTCACTTTTAATTTCAAGCGGAGATTCATCAGATGTTTTTGGCGTACATCCAAACGGACATTTATCTTTTTACGGAGCGTCTCCCACTCTCGGCACTTGTTTAAACGCAGGAATAGTGGGACACGATACCGGGGCAAAGATAACTTTTACAGGCGCAAACAGTAGTTGCGAAATAGTATTTGGGGATGAATGGGACGCAACTCCAATAACTACTACAGGTCAACTAATAGCCAATAAATTGGAAACACCGATGATAGTAGCTGAATCTTCCACAGGTTTAACTTTTGAACCGGCAAGTGGAGCTTGGGAGAGTGGGGATATTATTAATTTTATTTGCATAGGTTCGCATGATGACTAAAAAATTAAGGAGAAATAAAGATGAAAAAATTACTAGCTAGTACTATGCTGTTATTCATATCTGTAGGGGCTGTTTCTGCTGCTGATGTTATTAGTCCAGTAGTGGCAAGCTCTACAACCATATCCGTGTCCATAAATGGCCGTGGCAAGATGTTTAACAAAGATCAAGTTACGAAAATTAGAGCGGGTAAAACTGCCGAGGTTCTTAACTCCATATCGGCGAGGCATAATAAGGACATCGACGATAATGTGGCAAGCTGGAGAAACGATATTTTGAAATTACAGGCTAAAATCAATGCCGCTTTGGCCTCAAAAATTACTGATACTTTCGAGACTAATTTGAAAATTGGTGAAAAAGAAAGATTAAAGGATAGAAAATCGCATTAAAGAATTGGAGAGTAACTAATGTCAGACAAAATAGATTTAATATTAAAAGAAATTGGCGAAATTAAAACCGATATTGCTGTTATGAAAAAAGGGAATGAATTTTGGCATGAGGAAATAAAATCACATAAAAAAACTTTAAATGGAAATGGTTTTGGTTGGGGTATTAAAAATCAAGTACGAATATTGTGGTTGTTTTTTATTGCCGGTCTTGGAATTATATATAAAAGGTTTGGTGGGTAATGTTAAATCTCCAATTATATCGAGTTTGGAAAACTGTTAAATCTACTATTGGTATTTTAAGTGTGGCTGAAAGATATTTCTGTTTCACTATTGAAGATAGAGAAAGAATCCCATTTATTAAAATTCCGAAACTCACTGCTATTCCAGCTGGAAGATATAAAATTGAGTTAAGGATATCTCCACAAACTAAATTATTAACTCCTTATCTACTAAAAGTACCTCATTTTACTTATACTCAAATTCATATCGCTAACGATGATGAAGATGTTGAAGGGTGCATAGGTGTTGGTATAAATCGAGCTGATGATTACATTATGCGCTCTAAAGTAGCCTTCGATATTCTAATGGCTGAGATGAAAAAATATAAATCATGGGACATAAACATCTTTTAATATGATAAAATATCTATATGAATGGTTTATCTCAAAAGGGCGAAATGAAGTTCATAAAGTTCGAGAAGAGAAATCCGCTCATAAAGTTAAGATTCAAAAAAGCTGTAAAAGAAATGAAAATAAAAAATATTCTAAAAATGTTCATGTGAGGAAAATATGAAAGTGAGAATTAAAAAAAGTGGTGGCCGCGGAAAAGGATTTTGTTTAAAAGATGGAAGCGGTAAAGGTAAGGGTAGACCTGGCGGACTTCGTAAAAATAAAACTGCAACTTGCAGGCACCCAAAAAAAAGAGGATAATATGAAAATAATTTTAACGATAATAATGTGTTTAAGTTTTTTAGCGCCGGTAAAAGCACAAGAAACATCTTTACTAAATAAAGTAGACACGATCATCGGGGAAGTTGATATGACTTCTATACTTGGTAATATGCGTATGGCTGTATTTATTAACCCGCAGAAGGACGTATTCTACGGTGCCCATATCCCAGTTATATCTTACACAAGCAAAGCCGGCGCGGAATTAGTAAATCTAAATTTTGGGTTTGTCTATTCTTCGGATAAAAAAAAAGCTGATATTATGACATCCCTTGGGTTTAGGCTTGATGTCCTTCTTAGTAAATTAAGTAATAATAAAAATATCCGTACTGCTATTTTGCCGGCTTGTGAGATTGGTCCTTTTTTCTCATATAGTTTCGATAAGCGTATGGCTGGTGTTATGGCCGCTTATAGGTTTGGTGGTAGATAATGTTTGAATCTATTATAGCCGGAGCGACAAGTTTCCTTTCTGGTGGAGCTCTTGGGATTTTCGGTTCTTTAGGTACTGGATTATTAAGTTTACTTAAAGCAAAAAATAACGGTAAAAAAGAAGTTGAGCTTCTTAAAGCAAAATTAGCGATTCTTCAAAAAGGCGGAACGGCCGCTGTTGATATTATAAAACTCGGTGAGGCTTCATATACCCATGATAAAGCCACGTATGGTGGAGGGTGGGTTGATAAGCTTCGGGGCTGTGTTAGACCGGCTATTGTTGGGGTTTTGCTTATTCTGTCAATTATTATCTCAATATGGTCTCTTTTTAAAGTCGGACTTGATACAGAAACTACTAAAATAATTGCGAAGCACTCAATTTTCACATGTTTAAACTTAACCGGGATAGCTGTAGGGTTTTATTTTGGTGCTCGGGAAAATAAGAAAATCGGATAAGGATATTTTATGAAAAAAAAGAAACCAAGTTGGCTGTCTACTGCATTTTTACTTCATGCTTTTACTATTGTATGTTCTATTTTTGCCGGGGTTAAAGAAACTATAGATCCTAACATCAGTATTATAGTCACTTCTTTTTTAACTTTCAGTTTCTCCGCTTGCAACGCTTATGTGAAGCGAACACCTTCACCTAAAGATGATGAGATTCTAAAAAAAACGGAAGAAATTGCAAAAAAGTCGGAAGTTATTTAGTAAAAATAAATTCGTTCGCCTCTTCGCAATGCGCATTTTTACGGGTTATAGAACAACGGGATTACAAAAAGGTCTTAGTAGGTGGATATATACGCCTGATTAACAAAAATCCTGAACCTAAGATAATATATCACATTACCTGTTCGCTTTGGCGGTAGAGAGTTGCAAAAAATAAGGAGAAAATAATATGGGTATTGAAGAAGAAATAAAAGAATGGGTATTTACCATAGCACTTAAAAAAGGATTCAAAAGAATTGCTTATATTGTATTGGCTTGGGGCATAGTTGTTAAATCTATTGCATTTATGGCCTCTTTTGGAATAGTTATAAGTGCTGACGCTAACGCTTTGTCAGCATTATTTTATGGGTTATTTGAAATATTGAGAAACTATCTCAAGATTAAATTTCCCAAAAAGTTTAGCTGGCTGTAAAGAAATAAACTATAATCTATATTCGTTCTTAAAGTCGATGGCTTTAACTGACGGATATTCGGTAGGTTCACAAAATTGCTCGGAATGTTCAAGAATGTTCGCGGGAAACAAAAGCCTGCCAAAAAAAAGGAGAAAATTATATGGCATTAGAAACAATAAAAGATGTAAAAGAAATTGGTGGATTCAAAGTTGTTAGAGATAAACCCCAAGGTATGAGTTGGCCTGATTTTGACAAAATGAGGAATGAGTTTCCAATAAACATAACTGACAAGATAAATTGTATTTCATTCAAGATTCAGAACGGGCCAATTAAAGAAAATGGCGTAAATGGCTGTCAAGTTGATACGATTATTGAGGCCGCCGCAATAATCATAACAGGGCTTAATGATAAATTCCCATGTGATGAAAATGAGAAAGCATTAAATCATTTGGCATCCGCAATAAATTCTCTAAAAGAACGCAAAATAAATAGAGAAGCCCGTGGAGTTGAAGGCATAAATCAAAAATAGTACAATATTTGTATTCAATGCAATAAGATAGTTATCTTAACGGGGCCGTCAGAAATGGCGGCCTTTGCTTTTGATATATCAATTTAACACATATTGATACATATTATCACATGACCATATTTCCCAAGTGGGAAAATTGGTTATTATATATTCTTATTTATTTCTGTTCCTTTTATATTTCTTTCCGTAAGTAATAATACCTTTTGGTTCTTCTTTATTTAAAGCTGTAAAAGCCTTAATCATATCCCGGAGATCATATAAAGTATACTGCGCTGGTGTATTCGAAAGCAAAACTAATTCATCATAAAGCGCTTGGCCGTGCTCTTTAATAAACCATGCTATAAAGGGTTTTTTATCTTCTTCAAAGGCTGTATTACACGGGTTACACGAACCTACTAAAAAAGCTAAATTCCAGCGAGTTCCGCGCTTAGCTCTTCCGGCAAAGTGAAAGCAATCCGTAATATCCGCGCCGCAGAAAGCACACCCGGCGTATTTACTAAAGGTTAATCTCTTAACACAGATAGAAACTTGCGCGTCTAAGCGCTTTTCTAAATTTCCGCGTTCGCTCATAATCCCTCTCGTTTTCTTTCCAAGATAGATATATCACAATTTGATTTAATAAACTCGATCCCTACATCCTTATTAGTTCCAACACCTATTCTTTGATAGATTGTTTGAAGTTCCTGATAGGTGAACTCTTTTCTAAACCACCGGTTTATTCTATTCCAAGCCCATTTGCAGTGTGGTGAATTTTTTTGATAATGATTATCAGCGCAATTATATGATAAATAAGAAAGTAATTTATAATCAAAGTCATCTGGTGTTTTCACATCATATAATAAAAAATAAATATTCCACTTTTTATTTAAAATTATTTCATCGCCACCCTGAATAAAGGATGTTTCAAACATATCATAAACCCTTTCTATTTTCTCACTTATTAATTTTGTCATAATTTTACCTCTTTTATTTCGATTTCGATTCTGTCCGCTAAAGCAGGCCATTTAAAAACATGCCATTCAACAATATAACGATCATCCCGGATAAATCCTTTCTTAACAATCATATCCTGTAAAACCTTAATACAATTATCTCCGTCTTTCCTGGAAAAATTAACAAGGTAAAAATTATAAGTTACTGAATAATACTCACAGTCCAATAATTTCGGTTTCCCCAGCATATAAAACAACTTGCGCTCATACTGCTTACAGGCCGCTGTCTTATGATGTCTACCGGAATAGGCTTCATTAACTGATAAAGGCTTAAGGTCTGCTTTTAATTTCATCAGTCTTTAAATATCCAATCATAAGTCAATAATACGCTGCATATCCCTATAACACAAGCTAAACCCTTAGATACCCATACCCAAACATCAAGATTTTCTACTATCATATATCACCTCTCTAATTTAAAAATAACATATCTTCGTCATCTTGAAAAACAATTTTATCCGCAAACATTTTAGAGCATATATAAGCACTTTGAAATGGGGGTGATGATTTTTCAGCTTTACCATATTCTTTCATATAATTAACTCTACCCTTGATATAAAATAAAGTAAAATCATTTTTAGTAAATAAATTCCATCTTAACCTGCTATCAAATAATCCATTTGTGTTCATAAGAAGTGCAAAGGGTTTTTCTAATTCAAAAGCCCTTAGTAATATTTCATTTCTTGTAGAGTAAGGTGGGTTTGAAAGTATTAAATCAAATTTCTCATTAGGTATATATTTAAAAAAATCTTCCCCCGAATCAATATGAGAATATATAATCTTATATCCTTTTTCTTTTAAAACACCAACAAAATTACTTTCTTTGGTATCAAAAGGACACCAAATGACTTTATTTTTATTGATATATTTTAATATAGGATAAATAGCTGTTTTTGGCGTATACCATTCATCTGTTTTTCCGCTTTTTTTAGCAAAATCTATTTTACGATTATTATCTTCCATAACTAACCTCCATTGTATTTTGTGAAACTGGCTCACTAAGTGTTTCTGTAGGCTCTATAACCCTGTAGGTTGAAACCCAAATAAGAAATATGATTAAGATTACTCGCATTTTGCTCTCGCATCACTTATACAATGTTTTTTCAATAATTCAATTTTTTTTCTCATCGGCTTCATGAAATTTACTGAAAACATACATCCAACACATCTCTTCCAAAGCCTTATCCAAAATCAATGCCTGTTTTTCAAGTTTTTTAATGTAGGCATGGAATTTATCTCTTAATATCCAATGCTTATTATTTTCATTATCCTTAATCAATGCCTCGGCTTTAGAATCTGATAGTTCTTTAGTAAGCCTGTCAATTTCTCCACCATAGGCTTCTTTTAAATTTTCTAATTCATCATTTAATCTGTCATTTTCTCGGTTCAGATTGGCTTTTTCTTTTAATAGCTTCTTAAACATTTTAGCATCTTTAGTTAGTACAATATTGCCATTTGAGTTTAATTCTTTATCGCTCATTTAATCCCTCCAAATATTTAATTGCCTTTTCTTCGCACTCGGCATAGGTTTTGCCAGTAATTGACTCAAATAATGCTCCCGTTCGTTTCATTGTATTTTTCTCCGTTAACTATATAAAGAGATCCCTTGGAATCTCTTTCAATATATTTTTTAATTGCTGATAAAAGCTGCGATTTTGTTAAGTTGGTTATAGGGATATCTTGTCCGGTCCTACCCCAGTGCTTCCAATTCTTAAGCAAACAAATACTTTTAGGCCATTTATCCGTAAATTCATATTGACACCTAGCACAAGCAGGAAGGCTGTAATCCCATGCTTTTAACGATGAAGCCTCAATATCATCTGGTATTAAAGGTAAATAGCGCCGATGACAAACCAAGAAAAAACCTATTTCAATAAATTCTCCATTTATTTCCTCATAAATATCCTCTAAATATCTATGAATATCCCAACAGTTATATCGCGGACGTACTCCATAATTTAATGAAATATTTGTTTTATCATTTATGGGCATTATTCCCCCGTTTCCAATATTTTATTTATAAAATCCGGGCAGGACCGTGAAACTGCTTTTAATGACCAATTAAGTCCACTATCCGTAAACGATCTTCCTGTTATAATAATAGCGTTTATAGCTAATTTGACGTTTCCCCTTGTATGAGCTAAAATTCTTTTAATATATTCTTCGTTTTCATCTATTAATATATTATATTCCGCTTCTGTATAGTTCACAAATCGCGCAGGGTAATACGTTTTCACCCAAAACCTAGCTATTCTATCAATATCACTCTTACATGTGTCCCAATCCTTAATACGGGAGTTTTTAGGGATAACGGTTTTATCCGGGTATACATCGGACCATGAATTTATTATCGATTTATTTATACAATTATTTACGTCCTGCCCAGAACTATTCATTAAAACCAAACGCCGGAGCATTAAATCTTGAGCATGTAGAGTAAACGGTTTTTTTATTTTCTTTCTCATATCTAAAAATCCTTTCCATGTTTCATAATTAATAAAAGCCGGTATTTGTATGGAATCAAAAGCGCCGCTCTTTTCTAAAGTTAAAAACTTATTAATCTGGTTTAATAAAACATAATAATGTGTTTGTGATAATCTTGATTCCATTTCAGGGAACCATTTTTTCATTTCTTTTAACCCTGTTCGCATATTATCTCCAAAAAAATAAAATTAAAATAAACAACCCACAACCTAAAAAAATCACACTCCAATTAAGCGAAAAACTTTTCTTTCTTTTATATCTTAATTTATCTAAAACCATAATCTAAATTTCCCTGAAGGTATGAGTGATAGGCGCAAAAAAAAGTTCAACCACTCATACCCAAAATGGAATCAAAGCAAAATACTTATTTTTTGTCAAGCTTTCTCGATCCTATACGAGATTTTAAAACTTTAATCTCAAGGTTAAGACATTCAATTTCTGCTTTTTTAATTCCCACTCTTAATATTTTCGTTTGAAGTTTTGCTTCTGTTATTTTTTCTTTTTGTTTAAGTGTCATAATATCCCTCTCATTTTATTTTTAAATCTGCGCGCCAGAACTTCAACCCCACGCCGATGAGATTATGAGGAACACCGGCGCGAAGTTACATATTAAATCTTTAATCTTATCTCATTCCATATATCATTATGGAATTTATGTAAATAGCGGGCGTACTTATCCCGACATTTTTGACGGTTACAATGCACTATATGACTTAATAGCTCTCTATCTGTGCCCTCTAATGTCATTCTCTCGCCTTTTTTAAGCCCATGTTTTCCGCATTGCATACATGTAGTTTTTAGATTCCACAGCTTTGATTCTATATCCTCTTTTGATATTCCACAATCTCTTATATCTCTACCCGCCAGAACTCCCGCTGTTTTTGACGGCTGAATTTTATAATTTAAAACCCAAACTTGCAAAGTATAATCAAACCCGTTTTTGACTATTCCTTTTTCGATTTCATTTCTGGATGTTCTCATTTTTATCCTCTTTCCCTTTAGGGAGTAATTCTATATTATTATGTTCGTTCTCATTACCCCAAATATCCCAACCGTTCCAACTTTTATCTTGAAATAATCTATCTTTTGGTTTTCTCGCAAATAATTCTATTCTGGGTAAATCTCCAACAAGTTCTACTATTTTATCTCTAACAATATTTGGTTTTTGGCTGTGGCCTTGAATTGGCGTTTGTATTAATTGAAAAACACTTGCGGAAATCCTTTTTGGTTTTCCTTTAGTCGCAAGTAAACATGGTTCTGTATTCCCCCTTGTCCATCTGCCAAGACCATAAAATGGCTTTCCATTTTTCTTGTTTAACTTAATCCATTGAAACGCTATACTTTTATATTTAAATCCCCACGCCTCAATTAATTGTAAGCCTTCTTTAATCATGGGATACGTTGTCCACATAAATAAAACACAATCATCATCACAAATAGCTTTTATATTCAATTCACATAGACTATTCAGGGATATTGTTCTATAATGGTTTTCACAATTTCCATTACATCCTTTATCATTATAAGACCATGGAGGATCAGCATATATTATTTTATATTTTTTCATTCTAACATATCCGCTATAAAATGTACTGCTTCTGCTGTCTCTGTGATACTATACGTTCCGGGTTTTATGCCTAAAGCGTATTTACAATCTTTATCAGCCTGAGGAATTATAAGGACGCCAAAACCCTCATTTTTTCCTTTTTCTAAAAGCTTTGAAGCTTGTCTTAATAATTCTATCGCTTTTATGGTTTTACATTTCATAATAGTAACTCTCCCTCTTTCCTTTATAATTTAAGAGCGCAAGCCGGCGGCAAGGAAAGGCAACCGCCGGCGCGCTTTTGTTTTGGTTATCTTCTTAACAATTTATAGCCAAATTTTAATATTTTAACCTGCATTTTTTCTTTAGCCGCCGCATAATCCGCCGCATAATCCGCCGCATAAGCCGCCGCATAAGCCGCATAAGCCGCCGCATAAGCCGCCGCA